TAAAGAATCTAGTCAGACTTGACATTGTGTCAAAAATATGACAGATAATAATTATCTTTTCTCACCTTTAATAACCTATCCCCTTTTTCCCTCGTTGGGATAGGTTTGTTTATTGTGGTTCATCACCACCACAAATATATCCTATAACTTGTTTGCCATCATATTCATGATAAAAGTGATTAGAAAACATTTTACGTTGTTTACGTTCGTGAACTTTTACATTGTGGTGAAACCAAGAACTGCAACTTTCCTTCGATGGGATTTCGAAAGAAGTCATCTCGATATTACCCAACAGAGTTAAGTACAATAAAGTTATCGTCACTATATGCTCCATTTATCATTTTGGTTCTCTACCACGTACTACAGTAGATATAAAATTGCCATGTTTATTTGTATATTCTACAGCATATTCTTTTTTATGGTCAAGTTTTGCTTTTAATTTCTTAAAAGACATGGCCTCCATATCCTCTGACGAATCTTTACTTAACTCTCTAACTTTGTATTTGTATCTC